ATGGGACGACGAACAGGAGCTGATCGCGCTCGACACGCCGGAGCCGGTGACGGAGCCGCGCGCGATGGTGGCGCCGGAATGACCTACGACACCCACCTTGAGTGGGCGTGGCGCAAGTATCGGCAGGCGGCGCGCTGGAATGAACGCGCGCACGACGCCGGGCATGTCTTGTGGCAAGTGGCTGATGGATGGTGGCCATGACCGACCCCACACCCCGCGAGATCGCCAGCCGCTACACCCGCCGGGCCTTTTCGGTCCTGCGCGTGGCGGCCGGCCTGGCTGCGTCTACGGATGCCGACGTGGCCCGTCTTGGTCGCCAGCTACAGCGGATAGTAGCTGGTGAGGATCTGGCCGAGTTGGGGCGGCGTGACCTGTCCGCGCTGTTGCGCGAGATCGACGAGGCCATCGCCGCGGCGTATGCCGCCATCGGCGCAGCGCAGGCGGAAGCGGCGCGGGAACTGCTCGGCATAGAGGCCGGATGGGCAGCAGGTGTGCTCGGCAGCACGGAGCCGCGCGAGGCGATGGTGGACCGGCTGGCGCGCAACCTGCTGGTGCTCGGCGCGCCACCGGGCGAGCAGTGGACGCGTCAGGGAGACGCGCTTGGCCGGCGCCTGGGCGACCTGGTGCGCGAGGCAGCAGCAGGCACGCCGGGCAGCGTGCGCGATGCGGTGTCCGATGCGCTGGCCACCGCCCGGCGGGATGCGCAGAACCTGGCCGACCTGACCGCCAACAGCGCAGCAGCGCAGGGCCGGGCTGAGGTGGCGCGCGCGTCCGGTGCGGTCGGTTTCCGCTGGCTGGCGGTGCTCGACATGCGCACAACCACCGGCTGCGCGCTGCGCAACGGGTTGCTCTACACCCTGGACCTGGAGCCGATGGGGCACTCGATCCCGATCGAACGCCCACCGCCGCGCCATTGGGGCTGCCGCTCGCTGCTGGTGCCTCTGCTGCGCATGCCGCGCGTGGGTGATGTGGATCTCGAATCGTTCGAGGCGTGGATTGACGGCCTGTCGCCCGAGCAGCAAGACGACGTGCTCGGCAAGGGCCGGGCGGACCTGTACCGCCGCGGCGTGATCACGAAGGCGGATCTGGTCAATCAGCGCGGACGGGTGCTGACGCTTCGGGAGCTGCGGGCGCGGGCGGATTGATCTTAAGCCGCAGCAACTCAAGTTTGGCCGGCGGCATGTTTCGCCGACCGCTCAGCCAGGCATCGACGGTGCCGTGACTGTGGCGGCGGACCTCAAGCCCGAGCAGACGGGCGACGTCTGCGCGGGTGAGGCTGTGTTGGGTCATTATGGTGCGCAGGTCCGGCGCGCTCATGCCGCCTCCCTCTGCGCGAGGGTTTTTGCGCACTGAATGATGTGTTTCTTCGAGATTTCGATTTCGCGCAGTTCGTTGCGCAGAGTTTCGCCTGTCATTTTTCGGGCCGCTTTCATGGAACCCCGCATGCTGAGGGCGGTCAGCATGGCGCTGCGCGCGATGGTGGCGCTGTCGGTGGAAGCCATCATGTAGTTCGTGGTCATTTCGTTCTCCCGGCCCGTTGTGTTAGTTGGTCGGCTTGTGGCCGTTTTCCTTGCACCACTGCTCGGCCGCTTCGCGGGCCGAGTGTTCCATTCCGTTCGGGTAGTCGCGAGTCACATGCAACTTCTTGCCGCGCGCGGTGACGGTTGCGTAGCAGGCGAAGTTGGTGCCGGCTTTCAGGACGTTGATCTTGACGTTCATCTTGGATCTCCTTGGCTGTCGGCCGCTTGGTTGCTGCCGATGAGTGAAGACTACGCGCATTGTACGTAGTGCGCAACTACCGTTCGTCGGGTTGTTCCACCTGCGGTAAATCGCCCGCTTCGCCACTTACCACCCCACACGCCCAACCTGCACACACCAAAGACCGCAGCGCGGATGCGCGCGGTCTGACTCGCATGTGCAGGCGGATGCCGGCATGCGATCCGGTCGGATGACCATGCAGCCAGGGCAACCAATGAAGCTCAAGACGGACGCCAGCGGCAACGCTGTGTTGCAAGACGGAAAGCCGGTTTACCAGGCCGACGACGGCAAGGAACTGGCACTCGATGCGGCTGAACTGTACGGGCAAGTCAAGCGCCTGACGGGTGAAAACCGGGACCACCGGGAAGCCCGAAAGGCAGCGGAAGACAAGCTCGCCGGATTCGCAGGCATCGACGACCCGAAGGCAGCACGCGAGGCGCTGGAGACGGTCAAGAGCCTCGAAGGCAAGACGAAGGCCGATGTGGAGAAGGTGCGCGCGGAAGTCTCGAAATCCTACGAGACGAAGCTCGCGGAGCTGCAAGGAAAGCTGCAGGCGACGGAAACGACCCTGCATCGCGAACTGATCGGCGGCGGTGTCGCCCGGTCCAAGTTCGTGGCCGAGAAATCGGCGCTTCCCGCTGATCTCCTTCTGCCCATCGTTGGCCAGCATCTTGTCGTCGAGAACGGGCAAGTGGTCGCGAAGCGCGCGGATGGATCGGTGATCTACAGCCGAGCAAATCCGGGCAGTCCGGCCGGTCTGGATGAGGCATTGGAAACCCTGGTCAGTGAGTCGCCACATCGGGATCACATCCTGAAAGCGACGCAGAAGAACGGCAGCGGCGCGGCACCGGGTGCAACGGGTGGCGCGGCTACCAAGACGATGGCCTCCGCCGATTTTGACCGGCTCTCCCCGAAGGAGCAGGCGGCAAAGATGGCGGAGGGCTACCACCTGACCACGTAAGGAGTTACGCCAATGGCCAACACCCTGACCGCGCTTGCGCCGACCCTTTTCAGCGTCGCGCAAGAAGTCGCCGCCGAGCCGTTTGGCGCGGTGGATTCGATCAACGCCAATTTCGACAGCAAGGGCGTCGCCATTGGCGACACCGTGACGGTGCCGGTTGCCCCGACCCGCTCCGCGTCCGACTACACGCCGGCAATGACCACCACCGCCGGAACCGATGGCACCGCAGCAAGCGTGGCCGTCCAGATCACCAAGAACCGCCACGTTTCGTGGCACCTGACCGGCGAGCAGGTGCGCTCGCTGGAGAACGGCGGAAACGCTGACGAGTGGGTGCGCCAGCTCATCGGCCAGGGTATGCGCGCCCTGCGCAACGAGGCCGAGGCCGATTGCGTGTCGGCGATCTACAAGGGCGCTTCGCGCGCGGTCGGCACGGCCGGCACGACTCCCTTTGCGAGCAACCTCGACCTGATCGTGGATGCGCGCAAGATCCTGCGTGACAACGGCGCGCCGATGTCCGATCTGCAGTTGGTGATCGACACCGCGGCCGGCGCGAATCTGTTCAAGCTCGGCATCATCCAGAACGCTTACCAGGCCGGTACCGAGGAAGAGCGCCGCTCCGGCCGCTTCCTGCGCCAGTTCGGCTTCCGCATCCAGGAATCGGCGGGCATCTCGGCGCACACCAAAGGCACGGGCACGAGCTATCAGCTCAGCGCCGCGGGCGCGGTGGGGGACACCTCGATCAACGTCGACACCGGCAGCGGCACCCTGCTGGCGGGCGATTGCGTGACCTTCGCCGGCACCTCGACGGTGTACGTTGCTAACTCGGCGCTTTCCGGCGGCGTGTTCACCATCGGAAAGCCTGGCCTGCGCGCCGCGGAGGCCGATAACGACGCGATCACCATCGGCAACGACTACACGCCGAACCTCGCCTTCGAGCGCGGCGCCGTGGTCGGTGTGATGCGCCCGCCGCTGATCCCGCCGAATGCCAACATCCAGCAGCGCACGATCAGCGACGGTCGTGGCATGACCTACCTGCTCTGCCAGATCCAGGGCGACGGCATGGTGACTTGGCGCCTGCATCTGGCCTGGGGCTTCAAGGCTGTGCAGTCGGAATTCATCTCGCTGATTCGGGGCTGATGAGATGCCCGAGGCTCTGGCACAAGGGGCGGATGCCGCCCCCGCGCGCTGCGCGTTGGTCCATCTGATCCGCGATTGCGGGCAGTGGCCGGAGCCGCATGCGTGCGAAGTGCCGGAGTCGGAGGTTGGCAACTACGCCTGCAACGGCTGGCGCGTTGCGCCGGCCGAACCCAATCAGCCGGCGCCGCTCGTGTCCGCACCTCTCCCGGTGGATGCGGCGGCGTCGGCTGAACCTCGCAAGCGCGGGCGGCCGCGCAAGGTGGCCGCGTGAGCCTGGTCGTCGAGGATGGCACCGGCCTGACCACCGCGGAGACGTATGTCTCCGTGGCGGACGCCGACGCCTACCACACGGCGATGGGCAATACCGGATGGACTGGCACCGACGCAGCGAAGGAGATCGCCCTGCGCCGAGCCGCACAGTACATCGACACGCGCTACACCTACCGCGGCACCCGGGTGAACCTGAACCAGGCACTTGAGTGGCCGCGGTCCCTGTACGAAACGGACGGCCGCACCGAGTCTTGGCCGGTGCCAAACATCAAGGCGGCATGCTGCGAGGCGGCGCTCCGCGCGCTGTCCGATACGCTGACCGCTGACGTTTCCACCGATCAGGTGATCGAGGAAACGGTCGGACCCATCACCGTGCGCTATGCCGCCAAGAGCGGGCAAACGCGCTACCCGGTGGTTGACGACCTGCTCCGCAAGTACGTGCTGGCCGGTGCCGGGATGCTCCGACTGGAGCGCGCCTCGTGAGCTTCAATTACACCCCGCTACAGTCCACCGCTACCCGCCTGCTGTCCGACTTTGGCCAGACGGCGACGCATGTGCAGACCACCAGCGACGGCAACAGCACGACCACCACGGGCGCGGCTGTCGAGGTCCAGATCACCGAGGGCGACCGCAGCCGGGCTGCGATCAACGGCACGGAGTTGCCCGCGCGCAAGTACATCGTGAGCGCAGCCATCACGCCGGTCAAGGGCGCGCGCCTGACGGTCGGCAGCCAGACCGGCGTGATCATGCAGGTTGACCCGATCCGCCCGGGCGCCACTGCGCTGGGATGGTACGTCAACGTGAGGGCCGGTTGATGGCCGTCTCCGTGCTCGTCAACGACCAGCAGGCCCAGCAGACGCTGGAGCGGCTGCGCACCCTGGTGGCCGCGCCCGCGGCCCCACTGCGGCAGTCCGCGCAGTCCCTGCGCCGTCTGGTGCAAGACACCTTTGGCGCGCAGACGGACCCGTGGGGGCGGCGCTGGCAGCGTTGGGCGGAAAGCACCCGTCGCGCGCGGGCGCGCGACACTGCGGGCGGCTCGGTGCTGATCCGCACCGCTTCCCTGTATCGGTCCATCGACGCGATCCCGAGCAACGACGGCATTGAGGTCCGCGCGGATGCGGACTATGCGAGCTACCACCAGTTCGGCAACCCGGCGCACCGCGCATGGGGCGGACCGGTTCGACCGCTCGCGCAGCGCGCGTTCCTGCCCGTCCGCGCGCCTGGCGTCGCCGATGTGCCGGCCGCCTGGTGGCTCGAAATCCTGCTCCCGGTCGAGGCGGCTATCGCCAAGGCGGCCCGATGAATCGCCGAATCTCGCTCGCGTCCATCGTCACCCGGCTGAAGCAGCAAGTGCCGCGCAGCCTGGGCGTGAATCACATCGGATCGTCGCTCGATTTCGATTTCCTGGAGTCGGTCGGCGATGCCTCCAAGTGGCCCGCCGTGTGGGTGGGTGCGCAGCGATCAACACCGCTCGACGATGGCCGCGGCTATTCCGGTCGAGCGCGCCAGTTGGTGCGCGTCGAGTTCGGCATCCGCGTGATCGTCAAGCGTTACGTGGCCGGCGAGGCGAGCGAGGAAGACCAGTTGAACCGCATTTGCGATGCCGTCGCGGATGCGCTGATGGGCTGGACGCCGGGCAATGGCGTGCAGCCGCTTGTGTGGGCGCAGTCCATCGACGGACCGCCCGAGCAGTCGGTGATGACCGCTGATCTGCTGTTTGCAACCGAAGTCACCTACCAGTACGCCCACGCGGCATAGGAGCACACGTCATGGCCCAACCGGCACTCCAGAGCGGCGAATTGCGGTTCATGACCGTGAAAGCCGAATCGAGCGAAGGCACGGACGCAACGCCGTCCACCTCGCTGAACACCTTCGACCTGATGGACGGCAGCGTCAGCACCGAGTTCGACAAGATCGAACGCCCGCGAGACCGCGCGTTCTTCACCGGCGAGTCCTTCGTCGTCAGCAACAAGCGCGCCGTCCTGGATGGCATGTTCGAGCTGATCCCGCCTGTCACGCCGGGCGACGCTAGCACCGACGGCAACGCCGAGTGCGAGGTGGTGCTGTTCCCGTGCGGCATGGCGCGCACCAAGAGCGCCACCAACGGCACCACGGCCTACAACCCGATCAGCACCAGCATCCCGACCGTCTCGGCCTACTTCTACCAGGCGGGGATCTACTTCAAGTTGGTCGGCAGCCGCGGCGACATCTCCGAACTGACGATGGCGGTCGGCGAGCGGTTCAACGGCAAGTTGTCGTTGCAGGGCGTGTATTCGTCGGTCGACGAGACCGCGGTGCCGACCGATGGCGACTACAGCGCGTTCCTGATTCCGAGCGTCGCGACCTACAGCAACTCCGTGATGCGCGGATTCCAGGGCACCGACGCCAACGCGCTGCCGGTGTTCTTCTGGGGCAAGTCGCTGAAGGTCAGCTTCGGCAACGAGCTGAACACCAAGCAGTACACCCAGAAGCGCATTTCGGCCATCGAGGACCGCGCGCCGACCTTCGAGGTCGTGATCGCCCGGCCGGCGAAGGCGGACTTCGACGTGTACGCGCTGCGCGACGCCGGGACCATCGTTCGCTTCGACATGACCACCGTTGACGACGACGGAACGAGCTACAGCCGCCTGAAAGTTCGCGGCCAGATCGAGAGCATCGAGAACGCGATGGTGGACGGCAAGGACTTCGGCTACCGCCTGTCTGGCCCGTGCATCGCGAGCGATGCGGGCGGCGACGAGTTCGGCGTCGAGTTCGGCCTCGATTCGCTGCGCCTGATCGGCGACCTGCCGGACCAGGCCGCGGGCGCCTACAGCGCACAACTGAGCCTCCAGGGTGTGTACGGCTCGGCCGTCACTTACACCGTGCAGTCTGGCTCGCTGCCCGGAGGTTGCTCGCTCGACGCCAGCACCGGCGTGGTCAGTGGCACCGCGACCGCTGGCACCACGACGTGCGTCATCCGCGCGACGACCACCGACGTGACCGGCACCACGATCACCGCGGACAGTTCGTCGCAGGAAATCACCATCACCTGATAGCGGCACGCAGCACCCCGCCGGCTAACCCCCGGCGGGTTCCCCTCAACACCGAGCACCATTCATGGCTCTGCAACTCGTCAAGACCAACAGCTTCGCCCTGACCATCCCGGTTTCCATCCCGTCCGACGACCCGAAAAAGCCGATCACCGGCAGCTTCACGGCGACCTTCAAGTACCGGAACCGCGAGCAGCGCGAAGAGCTGCTGGAAGCGATGAAGGACGGGAAGCTCGACGATGCGGCGTTCTTCGCTTCCGACGTCATCAAGATCGACGGTATCGGCGGCGAGGACGGCGAGAACCTGACGCCGGAGCAGCAGAAGGCGGCGGTCCTGGATCGCGTCGAGTTGTGCCAAGCGCTGTTCGCCGAGTTCTGGGCGCACATGACGGGGGCTGGCGCAAAAAACTCGAAGACGTCGCAGCGGCGCTGACCGGCAGCCGCAAGCGACGCGATGTAGATGAGGCCGCATGGCGGGGCATGACCACCGCCGAGCGGCTGGCAATGGCGCAGGAGGACGAGGCATGCACGGCAGCGAGGGAGGTCGAGGTGTTGCCGTGCAACTGGTGGCCAGTGCAGGTCTACCTGCGCTGTCAGCCCACCATGCTGGCCGGCATGGGCGGCGCGGTGATCCTCGGCGTGTCGGCGCAGGAAGTGCGCGCGGCGTGCTCGCTGCTGCGCGTGCCTCCGCGCGAATGGCCGGATACGGTCGACGGGGCGCAGGCACTGGCCGGCATGGTCGCGAAGATCGAGAACGATCGCGCGGAAAAGCGCGCCAAGTCGAAGGCTGGCAGAGCCGACACCGGAAGCCGCAAAAAGAGGTGACGGCATGACGACCGTCACCCTTCGCATTGCGGTAGACAGGGCCGGCGCCAGCGAGAACATCGCGGCCGTCAAGCAAGACCTGCGCGGCATGGGCGAAGCCGGGCAGCAGGGCGGCCAGCAGGCGGCGCAGGGCATGGGCGCGCTGCAGGGCGCGATCAACGGCGCGAAAGCGGCCGTAGCGTCGTTCCTGGCGGTCTACGCCGGCATCCAGGCGCTGTCCGGCGTCGTGCGGCTGGCGGATGAGTACCAGGGCCTGACCGACCGCCTGCGCCTCGCCACGGGCAGCAGTAGCGAGTTCGCAGCCGCGCAACAGGGCGTGTTTGCCATCGCGCAGAGCACTGGCTCTGCGCTCGGCGCAGTCAATGACCTGTACGTGGGGCTGAGCCGCAGCACCGAGCAGTTGGGGCTGAGCCAGAACGATCTACTCACGATCACGACGGCAATCAATCAATCGTTCGCGGTGTCCGGCACCAGCGCAGCAAGCGCAGAGGCGGCGACGCGCCAGCTTGGCCAGGCGTTTGCCTCGGGCGTGCTTCGCGGCGACGAATTCAACAGCATGATGGAAAATGCGCCGGGGCTTGCGTCGGCGCTGGCGACATCGTTGGGCGTCACGACTGGCGAACTGCGCAAGATGGCCGCCGAGGGGAAGCTGACCAGCGATGTGCTGGCGACTGGTCTGCTCCAACAGGCCGGGGCTATTTCTGACCAGTTCGGCCAAATGAGCTTGACAGTCAGCCGTGCGTTTACGCAGCTCAGCAACTCCGTTCTGAAATTCGTCGGCGAGGCATCTCAGGCGAGCGGAGCGGGTGCTGCGCTGGCCGGCGCAATCAGCGGCATAGCCGAAAACATCGGCGAAATCGCGCGAGTATTGGGCGCGGCAACTGTCGCCGTTGGCGTGTTTCTTGGCGCCCGCGGAATTGGCGCCTTGGCGAGCTTGTTCCAGGCTGCTGCAACGTCCATTGCGCTCACTGCGGCGCCAATCGGAACGTTTATCGTGGGTGCGTCAGGCGCGGCGGCAGCGACTACTACATGGGCGGTTGCTGGGCGCGCTCTATTCGCGCTGATGGGCGGATGGATCGGCATTGCGGCGGCAGCGGCGGCTGGCATCTTCTACCTAGTCACCGCAGAGACGGAGGCGGAGGAAGCCGCGCGCGACGCTGATGACGCCGTCTCTGCGCTTGCTGGCTCCACCGGCATCCTGCGCGAGAAAGCACTTGCTGCAATTCAGACTCAGCTCGCGCTTAACGAAGAATTGCTCAGGACCAAGCAAGAGTTCATCAACAGTCTGACGGACGGCAGCACATACGCGGCATTTTTCGGCGAAATCCTCGCGCCACGGGTTGCAAGGGCACGCGAAGAAGTAAACGAACTTGGGGGCTCAATTCTACGGATGCGGGCGGCCGCAGCCGGCGAGTGGACGATAGTCAGCCCAACAGCAGAAGCGGGGGTAAGAGCCCTTACCTTGCTGATGAACCAGTTTAGGTCCGCAACCGATCTAAGCGCCGAGGCTGGCCGGAATCTCGCGATTGGGCAAGGAGCGCTTGCCGCGGCCATCAATGGAACCGGAATCGAGATCGAGAAGCAAGGCACGGCTGGCGAGAAGTTGCGCGCGGCGTTGCTTGCGCTTGATGAGGTCGAGCGCAAGTTCCCTGCGCTTGCTGGTGAGGTGGCTGCGGCGCGTCAGCAGTTGCTCGAAAAGTACAACGCAGAATCCACTGCACTGCCCAAGTTGACGGCCGCACAAAAGCAACACAATCAGATTCAGGAGGCCGCAACCCGCGCGGCGGACAACCTGACGCAAGAGCAGGAGCGACTGGCGGCCGAGATGGGCGGGCCTGCGGTTGCCGCGGCCATCGAACTAGCGCAGCGGCTGCGCTCGGTTGACGAGCGGCAGCAGGAACTCACGCGGGCATACAACGCCGGTGCCATGTTGCTGGGTGACTATCAGCAGGCCATGCAGCGCGCCAACGGCGTGCGCGAGCAGTCCATCGGGCTTTACCAGCGCGAAGCGACAGCGATCGCGAACACGACGAATGCGGTACAGCAGTACCTGGACGAGTTGCGCGAGGATGTGCGCATCGCCGGCCTGAGCGGTACGGCGCGGCAAGCGGCGATCATCCGCATCAACGCCGAGGCCGAAGCAAGGCGGCTACTGAAGGGCGCGACCCAGCAACAGATCGACGCGCTTGCCGACGAGATCGAGCAACTGAACCTCCAAGGCGCCGCGGCACAGCGGGCCGGGAAGGCGGCCGAGGACTGGCAGCGCTACTGGGACGGCGCAGTCGGCAGCGTCTCCGACGCCTTCGGCGACTTCGTGGCCGGCGGCCTGAAGGATTTCGAGAGCTTCGGCGACAGCCTGAAGAACATCGCCCGGCAGATCATGTCAGACCTGGTGGCGCAGTTCGCGCGCCGGATCATCATGAACCTGGGCGTGAACACCAGCGGTGGCGGGTTCGGCGGGTTTGGAGGTGGCGGCCAGGGCGGCTTTGACATCGGCGGCATGATCCAGGGCCTGTTTGGCGGCGGCAGCAATTCGCAGAATCTTGGCCTGACGCGCATCAACGTCATCAACGGCAGCCAGACCAGCGGCGGCGGCGCGATGGGCGGCGCGATGGGCGGAAACATGCTGGCCAACGGGTTCAGCATGGGCGGCATGATGGGCGCCGCTGGCGGTATCGCCATGGGCCTGCAGGGCATCCGCACCGGTAACGCGCTGCAGGGCGCGGCAGGCGGCGCCCTGGCAGGATTCCAGATCGGCGGCCCCTGGGGTGCGCTGATCGGCGGCATCATCGGCGGCCTGGGGGCGCTGATCCGCGGCGACAAGCCGCCCGATTTCCGCGTCGGCGGCGCAAACGCCAGCGTTCGCAACCCGGAAGGGTCGTTTGAGACGGTGTTCGGCCGGGTGCGCGCCGGCTCGCGCGAGATCAGCTGGGAATCACTGATCGAGCCTATCCAGCAGTTCGATCAGGCGATTTCCGATCTCGTGATCAGCACGGGCGGCGGTGAGGAACAGCTAGACGCCATCGCCAGCGCGCTATCTCGTTGGTCCGTGGACCTGCGCGACTCGGCGGCGACCGCCGAGAACGTGCTCGGCTCGCGTTTCGGCGCGGTGCTGTCGACGTTCTCGGAGGACGTGCGCGAGTTCGTTGGCAATGCCGGAACGGTCGAGGAGCGCGTGGGGCGCTTGGCCGATGCGCTGACCAT